TTATTTTTCAGAGGTTTGCTTGTTGAGTTTGGCGAACTTTTCGGAGACGTTCGCCAAAATTGTGTTCGCAAGAGCGGCTTTGTCGGCGCTTTGTGAGTAGTAGGCGAACATGCGGTCGGTCTTGTGGCCGGTGACGGCGCGGCCCTGATTTGCGGTGCCGCCAGCCTCGGCGATGCGGCGGCTCAGCGCTTTGCGCAGGCCGTGGGCGCTGCAATTTTTCAGGTCGGCCAGATCACAGCGGGCGCGGAACCAGTTGCCGAATCCGGCGGCGGTGAAGGGCTTGCCGAATTCGGTGACCAGATAGGTTTTGACCCCCACATAGGCCGGATCGAGCGACGAGATCGCGCGATCGACATCGGGCGCGACGGGCAGGATGGTGTCCGAATTGTTCTTGGAATGGCGCAGATAGAAGCGGTCGTCCTGACGCTGGGCCGGGCCGAGGCGGATGACGTCGCTTTTGCGCAGGCCGGTCCACAGCATCAGTTCGAGCGCCAGCCTTTCGCGCGTGCCAAAGGGCCAGCGGGCCTGAAAGGCGGCGATTTCTTCCTCGGTCCAGGCGTGGATGCCATTGCCGGTGATGCGATAGGGTTCGGTGTTGATGATGGGGTTGCGGGCCATCCACCCCATGCGCACGCCATAGCGGAACAGGCGCATCAGCGCCTTGCGCAGGTTGTTGGCGGCGGAGGGGCGGTCGCTCATCGCGGCAAGCCATGCATCGACATGGCGCGGTTCGAGCCGGTCAATGGGCTTGTCACCATGCAGTTTGCGCCAGCGTTCGATGATGCTGCGATAGACCTTTTGCGTGGTCGGTTGGGTCGATTGCCAGCGGGGCGAGCGGTAATAGGCGGCGCACAGCGCATCGACCGAACCGGGTTTGACGCGGTCGATGCCGACCGGCTTGCCCGCTTGGGCCGCTTCATATTCGGCCAGAAATTCGGGCGTGCCGGGGGCGGAGCGGAAGCTGTAGGTTGCCTTGCCCGCCTTGCGATAGCGATAGCGCCAGCGGCCGGTTTTGTCCTGATAGCGGGTAACGTTTGGGGGAAGCCAGCGGCGCTTGGTCACTGTTTCACCCCTTCGTCCCACGGGTTGGGCAGGGTTGAGCCGGGCAGGCCGTCATCATCAAAGATGATGTCATAGCCGGTGTCATGCACGCGGATGCGTTTGGGGGTGAGGCCCGAATTGCGGGCAGCTTTGAGGATGCGCTGAGCTTCGACCATGCGCACGCGGGCGGGCTGGACAGCCATCAGGCGGCCTTTCTGTTCTTCTGCGCCTCGACATGGCAATCGCGGCAGCGCCATGGGCCGTGCGATCCGTTGAGGCTGTGGGTGGGGTGGAGGAGGCCGCAATCGGCGCAGCCTTCGGGTTTCCAAGGGCGCGTCATGCGCCGCCGCCGGGAAAGGGTGCCCCGACCGCGCCTTGGGCGCTGATCGGGGCGGTGCGACCCGGCGGGCGGGAAATGTGCGGGGCATGCCAATCGGCCCATGCGGCGCCCGACAGGGCGCCCAGCAGGATCGCCAGCGTCCACAGGGCGCCGCCGCGCGAATTGGGGTTAGGGCAGGCCACAGCGATCAGGCGTTGAGGCAGGAGAGGGCGCCGCATTGCACCGCGCCCGCGATCACGCGGTCGATGGCCAGCAGGGCGGTGGTGAACAGCAGGGCGACGGTGGCGATGGCGGCGGCGGCTTTTGGCATGGGCATGGCGGACCTCGCAGGGGGTTTAGGGGTGATCGAACATGGAGATTTGCGCGTCGTCGGCATCATCGCGCGGCGGCGGCAGGACGTGGGGGATTTGATCGCGCGGGCAGGCTTTGAGTTTGAGATCAGCGCGATCGAGCAGGCCGGGATTGAAGAAATGGATGAAGACCAGTTCGAACATGCCGGTCATCGTGCAGCCGGTGTTCGTACAATGGGCGTCGATATGTTTGACGGTTTCGGTCTGGCGTTCGGACCGGCGGATGAACATCGGCGCATCGCATTTGGGGCAGGTGATGAAGGCCCGCCCCTTGGCCTGGCCCCCGCCGGAGCGGAGGCGGAATTCGAGCGGGGCATAGACCAGCGGGCGATGGCCCAGCGCGCCTTCGCCGCTCATGCGCGGGCCTCGCGGCTTTCGATGCCGGCCACGCTGGCGTGCAGGGCGTGGATGGCTTCCTCCGCCTCTTTGCGCGCGTTGCGGATGCTGGCGCGGTCGCCCGATTGCGAGGCGATGATGAGGGCCGAGATGGCCTCGCCCGCCTCCTTGGCCGCGATGGCGGCCAGCGTGGACAGGTCGGCCAGCGCGGCATTGGCGGCCATATCGGCAATATCGAGCCGCATCGTCATCAGGCGATGGAAGGGCCGATGATCGCCGCCCGCCTCAACAAAGGCGCGGTCGAGCCGTTCGGCGTCGATCATACGGATCTGTTTTTGGCATTCCGGTTCGGCCCAATAGCGCGCCGAGCGCGAGGACACGCCGCAGATGCCCGCGACCGTATCCCAGCCCAGCACCCGCGCCACAGCCAGCATAGTATTTTCATAAGTGAGCGGTTCGCGGCGCAGGGTCATTGTGCATAACCTCCGCCGAGGGCGTTTGAAGCGCCCCCGGCTTTGGCCATCCTGTTGTTTCCAAACAAGACAGGAGATTCGGAATGGCGATTAGCGAAGATACCCAAGCGTTGGTGGCGGCGCAGTTGGCCGCGGCGTGGGCCAAGACTGAGACCGGTGCATTTCATGGGTCTCAGGAAGAGTTGGTCTTGGCGTACAAGAGTTTTCGTAAGCGTATTTTGGCTGCCGAAAAGGAATTGCTCGATGAGCGTACCGGTGGCGCAAAGTCGCAGGTCTACTTCAGCTAGGATTAAGCGTTTCCCGGACGGCGCTGAGCTTGCGCTTGGCGTCGTCTTCCGCCTCGCCGGTGACGAATGAATAAAGCCGTGCGGCAGTCGAGGTGAGGCAGGGGTTACCTTCGGCATTTGTAAGCAGGGCCTCGAAACCCAAGTGCTTGGCGCCGTCGATGGCAATGCGCAGGCAGTCGAGCGCGACGGCTTGTTCGTGTGGTTCACGAGCCAAAGATCTTCTCCGATGATTTGATGGGGTGCGGTCTTCATGCCTGCGCTCCTTCGCGCAAAGCCGCGCCGCGATTGAACGCGACGAGGGAAGCGGTGTGATCTACGCCGCAGAAGCGGGCCGGGGCGAGCGGGATTTCAGGAGGATAGATATCGGGGCGCAGGTGATGGCGGGAGATGCCGGTGAGGCTTTCGGCCAACAGGGCAAAGGTGGGCGGGATCTGTTTTGCCTGATTGAGCCAGCGCCAGATTGTGGGTTGGGAAACCCCAAACGCATCGGCCATCGCCTGTTGCGAGGGGTAGCGGGCGGCCACTTGTTGCAGGGCCTCATAGCGGGTCGGGGCGGTTTCCATGGGCCAGCCTATACGGATATGCATAGTCTATCGCAACATAAATGTTGCGTGTGGTGTTATTCGTTTCCGTATAACCCTTAGCTATGGCAACGATCAGAGGTGACAGACTCGAAAAGCTGATGGCTGATCGACAGATCAGCCAAAGCGAGCTTGCGCGCCGAGTAGGGCTTAAGCAGCCGTCAATTGGGCGGCTCATTTCCGGCGAAACCCGCAGTTCTTCGGCCCTGATTGAGCTTGCCCGTGAGTTGAGTGTCTCCCCGGCTTATTTGGCCGGAGAGACCGACGACCCCCTTAGTGAAACTGCTGAGGTCACGTTATCGTCAGAAGAACGAGAATGGTTGGACTTGTTCCACCGCGTCCAGCCCAAAGATCGGGCGGCGGCACTCCATATTCTGCGGACTTTGGCCAGTCGCCACCATCGCCCCGATCCGGAGCAATCGGCTCCATAATGGTGGCATACCTTCATCCCAAATCAGCCGTAACCTCATTCAGGGTACGGCTTTGTATGCGTTTTTTACGCAAGTCGCAGGCAATGCTGGCCTATGAGGCGCGGGTTCCCTCCAAGGTGATCAGCGATCTGACCGCCGGAAAACTGCCCCAATTCCTCGACCTGTATGAAATCGCCCGCGCCTTGAAAGTCTCCCCCGAATACCTTGCCGGATACACCGACGACGCCTCGCAAGATGCCTTCGCCCTGGCCTACAGCCGCGAAGATCTGGAAATGCTGCGCCACATTCAGGCCCTTTCCCCCAGCGACCGCGATTCCGTCATGCAAATCATCCAATCCCTAGCCACCAGCGCCGCCAGCCCCCGCGTGAATGAGCGGGCGATCAGCGATGCCGAGTGGTTTGGGGAGGGGTAGGGGTTTTGATGGGGGGAATTTATGACCGAGCCTGATTGGGTATGCGATCAACAAGCGGCCGGAGGCATGGGCAATACCGTGCTTTACCGCATGGTTCGGGATTACCCCGATCACAAAGACCCGGCCATAGTGCAGGATAAGATGCTGATTATTGGCAGGGTCTATTCTGCGGCAGTGACGAGAGGCGGTGGAAGCAAGGGGGAAGATTCCGCAAGCGAAGCCGATGGCCTGTATCAACATCTGGCCCGAGCGGTTGTTGAGCAGGGTGTCGAGCTTGATCGGATGATCGAACAATGTCGGAATATCGGGCGGGTGAGTTTCAGAAATCTCAGCCAAATCATTGAGACACATAGGTTTCTAAACGACCTTATTGTATCGAGTATAAAGCAATGGAGAGGGCGGACTGCCGATGGCACCCGTAAGGTGCATGGGCGTACCTCGTTTGTTTCCAAGTACCTCCATTTTCACGCCCCGATGGCGTTTTTTATCTATGATTCCATTGTGAATGATACGCTGAAATTGCTTATGGGGCGCAATAGTCGTATCGAATGGAGCGAGGATTTTGGAGATGATCTGCGAAATACTTACGCGAGGCATTGCTATCATATGCTGCGTTGTACCCAGAATTATTACTCGGGTGTTAAATGGAACCCACGCCTTATCGATGGTCATTTGATGGGGTACATCAATGGTTCTGAAACGCCTGAGGAAATTTCAAAAGCCAGAAATGATTTGCGGCTAAAATGGCGAGAGCAGGAAAAGGCTCGGTTGCGGAAAGAGCGGCAGGGCAACCCTATCAACGAGACGGGCGAGGTGGCACATGTTTTTGCGTAACGCTGTTGCTTTGGGGGTGTTCGTGGGGACGCTGTTTACCGTTGGCGCGACGGATAGCGTGCAGGCGCGCGGACGAGGCGGATGGGGCTATTCGAGCCACAGTTCATTCTCTAAGCACAGCAGGCGGTCGCGTGTGCGTGGTTTCTCGGGCGGCTATTCAAGCCGTGGCGAGAGCAGCACAGGATCTTGCCCGTGCAATGGCGGCAATGTGTGTGTCGGGCCGCGTGGCGGGCGGTATTGCATCACCAGTGGCGGCAATAAGAGGTATGGAGTTTAAGGTTTCACAGAAATCGACCTATCTGCATTACGTAGATTCGTGGATGGGATGAGGGGGCATCATAGTGAAAAAGGCAGCGATTATCGCGGCTGCGATTGTTGCAGTTGTTGCTCCACCTACGTGGTATTTTGGATCGCCTTATCTTGCGATGCGCGATTTGAAAGAGGCGGTGCGGGAGGGCGATCGCGACGATCTGGCCGAGAAGGTTGACTTCCCTGCGGTTCGAGAATCCATCAAGAGCCAAGCCAAGGCCGTTGTGATGGCGGAAGTCGCCAAGCAGCAGGACAGCAATCCGTTTGCTGCCTTGGGCAGTATGGTGGGCATGGCGATGGTCGATCATCTTGTTGACGGAATTGTCTCGGCGGATGGTCTAAGAGCCATGATCAACAAGGGCAAAATCCGCCCGCAGGCCGACGCTGAGGTAAGTGCGGCGCCGGAAGCGAAATGGACGATTACTCATAAAGGCATTGGGCGATTTACGGCTAGGCCTGAAACCGCCGGTGGCCCTGCGCCGGAACTGGTGTTCAAGCGTGATGATTTGGGGTGGAAGTTGGTTGATGTGGTTTTGCCTGCGGCGGGTGTGGGGGAGAACTGATTGGGAGAGATAGTGAACAGCAGCATAAGTAGTTGGTAGTTTGTGAGTTGAGGAGGTCTGAGTGACAGCGTTCCTGCGGGTAAAGGCTTGGGGTAAAGCAGCAGGTTTGCCCATCTTTTACAGCTTGGTCGGGGCCGTCGGGACGGCATTGGTTACTACAATGCGCGTTGATCATGGGTATCCAGAGATGAGCTATCCAGATTTGGCGGCTACCCTCCTTGCCGCCGTCAGCGTGATTGTCGCTCTCTTTGGAGGACTATTGGCCTTGGCCGCTCTTTGGGGGTTTTCCCAAATGAAAGAAGAGGCGAAAAAGGCTTCAATCGAGGCTTCGGTCGAACAGGCAACTGCGGCGGCTTTACAGCATCTCAAAGAAGAGATTGGAGCAGGCGAACTGCGGTCTTATATCTCCTCAGAGGTGGACCGATTAATCACTGACAAAATCAACTCACCTGAGATGGTCCCATTGATCGAAGCTGCTGTACAGAAGGTGGCCTTTGGAAATCCTGCCGAGGATACCTTGTTAGATGAAGAGGATAGCGAAGCATGAGCCCTGAATGGAGGCACTTGCCGGAGCGAGTCCGGGAGTTGATTAAACAGTTTCACGACGTCGCACCCGTCCGTTTGCCGGATCTTGCGAGAGCGCTGGGTGTACCCGTCAAAGCAGCGACTTTGGCGCCTGGGATTTCGGGCGAAGTCAGACCCGATGGCAACGGCGGGTTTATCGCTCGTATCAACCGGCATGATCCGAAGAAGCGTCAGCGATTTTCGGTTGCGCATGAACTGGCCCATGTTCTCTTGCATGCAGACCAGATTGGCGAGGGCATAACAGATGACGTCTTGTATCGCTCGACACTTTCCAACCGGGTGGAGGCGGAGGCCAACAGGCTGGCGGCAGATATTCTGATGCCTGATGACCTTGTTCTTGAATATCTGGAAATTGCAGAAGAGAGAGGCGGAGCAGGGTTGATCATTTATCTTGCAGAGGCATTTTCTGTTTCCGAAGCTGCGATGAAAATTAAGCTCGATCAGTTGGGGGTGGCCGTAGATGCTTAGGAATTGGTCTGAAGTTTCGTACTTGCCGATCTTGAGTATGAAACCAGCAGAAATGCGTGCGCTCGAGGAACTCCCAGGCCCCACCAAAGATGCCATGTTGCCGATTATTCCCCTTAAGTCTTGGGTGTCTGCACGAAAGTTGAAAAGCGTTACAGACCGTATTGAGCAGTCTTATGGAGCACGGCCAGTCGCTGTTTCGGTGGGAGAGCGAGAAGTAGGTCGTGACCGAGAGGTTTTTCAAGAGATCGACAGGTTGCGAAATCCCGTGCAAGGCTTTTCAAACTGGGTAGATTTTTTACGAAATCACCCAAATTACATACCAGTAGCGCAGATCGGGTCAGATCCTCTTAATGAACTTGAGCAGATCCGCCAGTTATCTCAACTGGGACGGGGGCTTGTGGTGCCAGTGGAACGGCAGGCCATTCCCTCGCTTCCTGTTCTGGCGCAAGGGGTGGCGCGTGCCACAGATGGTGGACGAGGTGTTTGCTTTCTCATCGATTTTGGCACGGCGAGCAAGGACCATCTCTCGATCGGTTTGCAAGTTTTAGGTTATTTCCAAACAATAATTGCCGCTGCCCCGTTGAGCCATGTTTCAATTTCGGCATCGTCGTTTCCTTCCAATTTTAGCAATATCCCTCGTCAGAGGGAAATTTATGAAAGGCTTCTTTTTCGAGAGGTGGTCAGGCACGTACCGGAAGGCCGATTGATATACAGCGATCGAGGAAGCGCGCGAGCTGAGCCGCTATCGGGCGGGAGCGGGGTCATTCCAGCGCGGATCGACTATCCTCAGTTCGATAACTGGTGGTTTTTCCGTGATGATGATGCGGGAGCGTCTGCTTATGGTGCGCAAGCTAGAGCGCTTATGGCAAATGCTGTCTGGAATCCCGATCTGCGAGTCTGGGGCACGCAAATGATTGAGCGGACCGCACGCGGGGATCATTCTGCGATTGATAATCCAACCAAGGCAACTGCAGCCCGTATCAATCTGCACCTGCAACTACAGACTTTCTACGGTGAGCCCGGACTGGCGAATGATACCGAAGAAGATTGGGATGGTTAGGCAAAGGCTGCGATCGCATCGTGCCATTTATCCCAGCAGGCTTCGCGTTGAAGTGAAATTTGGCGCTCGGCTTCTCGCCGCTCCGAAAAGCGGCTGAGCAATGGCATGTGCCTAGCCGTGATAGTTCTACCGCTTATTTCCGCCCAAAACCTTGCACTGATTTTGCTGTAGCGGTTCGTGAAGACTTGGCAAACATGGTCTCTGAGCGGAACTTCGCTTGCGACAACGCGACGGCGCTCTTGAAGCGGCAGCAGTTCCAGCCACGCCGATGGCAACACACTGTTGCGATGGCCGTTGGAAATCGTACGAATGCCGTTGTTGGAGAAAGCCCACACGCTGGCCCCGCACAAATCAATAGCGGCAAGACCGGGCAGGTGACATTCCGCAACTACAACCACGGTATAATCAAAATATCGGCTGTATCCGGCGATCTGGGTCGGCAAGCGGCGGAGAGTGTCGCGCTCAGTTTTGATTTCTATGCCAATCAATTCGTTCTCAGCCAGAAGCACCAAATCGGCCCGCACACCGCTCTTCCCTAAAGAAAACTCAGCCGTAACCAAGGGCAATGCCGAGCGCGCTGATCGCCTGATGTGGCTCAAAACCTGAGCCTTTGCTGATGCTTCGTCCATACCTACTCTGAGCTCCGTTGCGGCCCCCTACAGGTGCTTTCGAACGACACAATAGGACGGATTGTCCAACTGGAGCCGAAGCCGAACCAAGTCTTTCTTGCCAGACATCCGTGTTCGATATTCGACATAGGTCGAGTCGAGTGTCAACTTTTGGCCGTCATGCAAAAGGCGCGGGGGTGAAAATTTATCTGCTGGCCAAAGGCAATTGATAGAATTTTACGCCCCCCTCAAACCTCACCATCTGCTTGATCCCACCGGCATCCATCGTCGTGTCGATGCTCTCGACCAGCCACTTTGTCCCGCCTACCGCCGCGCTCCACCCTGTGAGCGCCACTCTTTGGTTCGGCCGCAATCGACAATCAGCCACGGCCAGATAATATTCGAACTTACTCTTCTCCCGCTGACGCTTGGCAAGGTTCGATTTGGCCGCGCGGGTGGCGCTGCTCTTGCTGGCATAGATATGCTTGAGGCGATAGGCATCGCCGCTGCCCTCGCTCACCGTCTTGCGCGCGCCGGTCGATCCATCGTGATATTGCGCCTCGACGCCCGACTGCGCGCCGCGTTCGGAGCGGATGTAGCGCCATCGCCAGCCATCTTGCCGTGACAGGGTGATCGCCTGAATCGTCTTCCCGCCCGCTGTGGTAGTGCTGCCCTTGGGCAGGATCAGGATCTTGCGATCCTTCCATGTCGCCACCGCGTCGAAGCGTTTGCCCAGATCCTGCACCATGGCCATGTCGGATTTGTTGTGCTGCTCCAGCGCCTCGATGGGCTCGCCCGCCAGATCGGGGTGAACGCGGGCGGTGATACCGTGGCGCGCGGCGATGTCGGCGATGACGGCGCCCAGCGTGGTGTCATGCCAGACGCGGTTGCGCCGTTTGGCATAGGTGCCGGCCAGATCCGCCGAGCGCGCGCGGATGGTGATGATATCGGGCGGGCCGCTTTCCTCAACCTCATCCACGCGGAAGCGGCCTTTTTCGATCAGGCCGACCGGGTGATCGTCGATCCGGCTTTCCCAGCCCAGCGCCAAAGAGAGGATCGCCCCCGCGCTGGGCACGGCCAGCCTGCCATCGACATTCTGGAGCGAGAGCGACAGTTCATCCGCCGAGCCGTCGCGCTTTTCCACGAGGGTCAGCGAGAGGTGGCGCGGGTTGATCTTAGCCGCCAGATCGGTGCCATTGTCGAGCGTCAGGCGCAGGCCAGCCTTGTTCGCCGCCATCATTCCACCCGCGAGAGTTCGAGGGCAAAGTCGATCATGCGCGGGATGCCGCCCGCCATGATGACCTTATGCGCCTGATCCAGAGCATCGATCCGGTAGAAGCCCCAGAGCGTGCCCAAACCATCGAGCAGGGGATAGGCATCGCCGCCATCGGCCATGTCGATCAGGAAGGTGAGCGCGCCGTAATTGCCCGCGACTTCGGGGATGATCGTGCCCGCGATGGAGACATGATCGTCACCCGGCCCGGCGAACTGGCTGGCCGGGCGGGCAAGGAAGCGGTCGTTCTGTTCATGGCGCCATGTCATCCGGCGCGAGAGCTGGTCATAGGCGGCCTGCTCCATGCCGAAGGTGAAGAGGCCAAGGCTCATCAGGACGGCGGGCGAGAGCAGGTCGCGCTGGTTGATCGTGACCGGCGTGGACAGGTCGATCAGGCTGGAAGAGGTAAGGTCAGCCATCAGCGTCCATCCCCGCCGTTCATGTTGGAGCGCGCGGCCACGCCCTGGGCATGGTCGATCTTGCGGATGACATGGTTGGCGATGGCGTCGGGGCTTTGGCCGGGGGCGGGATAGACGTTGAGCGTGACCGGGCCGCGCGCGCCGGGGGCAGCGGCGGCGCTGGCGGCGGGGCGGACGGGGGCGAGGGCGGGGAAGGGGTTGGCGACTTTTGCGCCCGCCCAATTGCCCTTGGGCGCCGGGCCGGTCGGCTTGGCGGGGCCGCCGCCGAACTTTTCCTTGATCGTGTCCCAATTGGCATAGAGCGCATAACCGCCCGCCGCCACGCCCAGCACGGCCAGAGCGGCAAGGCCCCAAGGTGTGGTCAGCAAGGACAGGCCAAAGAGGCGGATGGTGGCCATGATGCCGCTGATCGCGCCGGAGACTTTGGGGGCGATGCCCGCCACCAGACCCATGCCGCCCGCAAGCCGGGGGAAGATGGCCACCACACCGGCGAGGCCTTCATAGGTTTTGAGCAGGCGATAGAGCAGCGCGATCGGACCAAACAGGCCGCCGATGCCCCATTGCAGCGCGCCCACGCCAATGCGCGCGGCGACCAGAACGCCGAGCAGCGTCATCAGGCTGGTGGTGAGGCGCGGGTTCGCCTGGGCAAAGGCGGCCACGCGGGAGATCATGCCATCGGCCACGGACAGAAAGCGGGTGGCGGCGGGCAGGAAGCCATTGCCCAGGACAATGCCCAGACGCTGGACCGCGCCCATGAAGTCGCGCCATTTGATGCTGGCATCCTGCGCCTCGCGCTGGGCGAAGGCTTTGTCCACGGTGCCGCCGCTGCGCGCGATATCGGCGCGCATCTTGCGGAAATCATCCATGTTGAGGATCAGCGAGCGCAGGGCGCCCTGTGCCTGCATATCCTCGAACAGATTGCCCATCTTGGCGGTGTCGCCCTTGGTCGCCTTCTGGGTCAGCTCGGCAATCGCCTCGAGTGGCGTCTTGCCCTCGCGTGCGGCCTTTTTGAGGGCATTGGGCAGGTCGATGCCGAATTTGGCGAATTTCTTGACCGTCTCGGGCGACTGGATCTTGGAGAGCAGGTTCTGGATATTGTTGGCCGCAGCATCGGCATCGCCCGCACCGCGCCGGGCGATCTGGAGCGCGGCGGCAAGGTCGGCGACGGCGGGCGTGCCCTTTTGCCCCAGCGCCTGCATCTGGGCGGTGAGCGAGGGGAACCAGCGCGCCATATCCTTGACCTCGAACGCGCCTGCGTTGCCCGAGGCGGCCATGATGTCGAGCGCGCGGGCGGTCTCGGCAATCGGCACTTTGAGGTTGTTGAGGTTGGAGAAGGCAGCGTTCGCGCCATCGGCCAGATCCACCTTGAAGGCGGTGCCGAGGCGCCCGATGGGGCCGATCATCTCGATGGCCTTGCGCGGATCGAGGCCGAGCCCTGCCAGCGTGTCGATGCCGCTGCGCATATCCTCAGGCAGTTGGTGCGCCACCTTGGACAGGTCGAGGATGCGCGCGGCCATGCGGGCGGTCTCGCCGTTGGTCAGCTCGGCCTTTTGCTGGATATCGACCATGCCGCTGGAGAAATCCATCGCGGCCTTGCTGGCCAGAATGAAGGGCGTGGCCATGCCGACGCCGCCCAGCATGTTGTCCTGGCCGCGCTGGCGCAGGTCGGCGCCGCGCCGCTGGATCACATTGGTATCGGCGCGGATCGCGGCGAGGCGCTTCTGTTTCTCAAGCTGGGTGTTGGTCAGCGCGAGTTGGGCCGCCAGCGCGCGTTCCTTGTCGATCAGCGCAGTCATATTGCCCGCGCCCTTGGCAATATCGGCCTGCACCTTGCGCAACTGGTTATCGAGCTTCTTGGTCTCGCCGGTCAGCGCCTTGATCGATTTGGAGCCGTCGCGGCCAAGGCCGACGATGTTCTTCATCACGCCGGTCATCTTGTCGATGGCGATGAAATTGACCAGCAGCGAGAGCTTCTTGTCGCTCATCCTTCACCTTCCTTGCCCGCCCACATGCGGTTCCAGCTCTCCACGGCAAGGCCGCGCCAGAGGATCAGTTCGTCGAGCGTGAGGGCCGCAATCTCGGACAGCGGCCAGTGAAAGATGGCGGCGATGTCGGCCATCAGCTCTTCGGCGTGTTCTGCTCGATCACCATCTGCAGCAGCTTGCGCTCGCCCTGCGTCATAAAAAAATCGCGGATCGCGCCCCCGATCTCGGCCACATCGGAGGGATCGAGCATGTCGGCCTCGGCGCCGGTGATCGGCGGCATGGTGATGCGCGGCACCACATTGAGGATCTCGCTGATATCGAGCGCCAGCAGGTTTTGCAGCGAGAGGCCGCGCAGCTGTCCCGCGCTGGGCTTGCGGATGGTGAGGGCATCGATTGCGATCTCGCCGCGTAGGATGGGGGCGGCAAGGGTGAAGGTGTGGCTGGAAGAGCCGGGAGCGGCGGCAACAGGGGGCGTGTCGGTCATGAGCGGGGCTTTCGGATGGCGCGGGGCGGGGAAGGGGCCGGTGGCGGGAGAGGGCGCCACCGGCCCACCGGGCAGACGGCGCCCCGCAAAAGGACCGCCTGCACGGATCTGGGGAAAGGGAATTACCCGGCGAGGATGGCCATGATGTCGGCGTAACGGTCCTCGCCGCCGACGATGTAGATGCCGTTGAGCATGTCGATCTCGACTTCGACCACGCCGTTCACCTCGCGGCGGTAATAGGTGAGGTCCGCCTTGTATTTGTGTTCGGTCTGATCGCCGGGCTTGTCCTTGCCGAAGTCGATCTCGTTGAAGCTGCCGCGCATGTAGATATCGACAGCCTGCGGCGTGCTGGTGGACTTGGCCTGATAGGCGCAGACGAGGCGGATGCGGGTGTCATCGCGCGCAAACAGGCGGACCAGCGCGGTTTCATGGCCGCCGAAGGTGAGCGTGGCCTCCATCGGGTTGAGGCCGTTCTTGACCTTGACCGTGCCGGGCATGCCGCCGCCGCGCCAGTCATTGGTGTTTTCCGAGAGCTTGGGCTGTTCGAATTCGCCGATGATGCCGCGAAAATCGGCGCCGTTGACGAAGGTGTTGAGGTTTACGAGCTTGCGGGGAAGGCCCATGGGACGCTCCTGTCAGAAGAGGGGGCAGAAAGGCGAAGGCGTGATCAGGCGGCGACCTGCGAGGCGAAATCGCTGTAAAACTCCTCGGTGATCGCGAAATCGACCGTGGGGTTTTCGAACGGCGCGCAGGGGGTGAAGCGCAGGGCGAATTTGGGGCGACCGGCGGCCAGTTCGGCGCTGGTGTTGCCGGTGGCGGCCAGCGCGACCTTGGCGCCCATGATCCAGCCCGAGGTGGCCAGCTCGCTGAATTTCGTGTTGCAGCTTTCGAGCAGATCCTTGACCAGGGCGACCGACATCGGCTTGTCGAATTCCGGCGCGAAAGCCTCGATCACGATATCCTGCAGCGCGTGGAGCGTGCGCACGGCGCTTTCGAAGCTGTATTCCGACTGATCGCTCCCTGCGCAGGTGGTGTTGCCCCAGAAGCGGAAGCCGCCGAATTCGCGGATGATCGTGACGATACCGGCATCGTTGAGGACGCCCGCCTCGGTGGTGGCATCGAGCAGGTCGAAATCGACATGGCGGGTGAGCGCGGTGACGCCATCCATCGCCACATTGCTGATCGTCTTGTGCCAGCCCGTTTCTTCATCGATCCGGGCGCGCAGGCCCAACGCGCGGGCGGTGGCGTCACCGATGAAGGTGGGCGAGGTGTTGGGCCAGATCAGGGTGAGTTCGCGCGCGGAGAAATTCTCGCGATAGGTCATCACCTCGGCGTCGGTATCACCGATGGCGCGGGCATGGGTGCGGCCCCGCAAGCGCTTGGCCGCGATCACCAGCTCGGCGGTGACGGCCTGTGTATCGAGGCCGGGGGCGCCGATGATGCGCGGGCGGACGTTGACGACGCTCTTGGCAGCGATCAGCGCCTGCAGGCCGGTTTTCACCCCGCCGACATTGCCGCCGATGACATTGGCGCTGGTTTCCGCCTCATCCTCACCCTCGGCCACGCGCACCACCACCAGCACCGGGGTGACCTGATCGGCGATGGCCTCGAGCGTGGGGAGCAGGGTGCCGCCGGAGCCCGCCTTGCCGATGGCCTCGGCGATGTTGGTGATCAGCACCGGCGTGTCGAGCGGGAAGGCGGCATCGAGCGCGGTGGTGGCCGCGCCTGCCGCCGCGCTGGCCGTGGCGATGATGCCGATCACGGCCATGGAGGAGGTGGCGAGGCTGCGCGCCCCGCTGGTGGATTCGGTGAGGGTAAGGCCGTGGGGCATGGGCGTGATCCTTCAGGGTGAGATGGAGAGGGTGACGGGTTTGCCGGTATCGGCGCGCTGCCCGCTGATCTGGATGGTGAGCTTGCCCTGCGCGGGCGCGCCGAACAGGCGGACGCGGGCGATGGAGAGGCGCGGCTCCCACGCGCGGATGGCCAGCACGGTGGCGGCGCGGATCAGCATGGGGGTGGCGGCGTTGATCGGGGCGTCGATCAGGCTGGGGATCAGCGAGCCATAGGTGCGGCGCATCACGCGCGAGCCGATGGGCGTGGTGAGGATATCGGCCACCGACTGCGCCAGATGCGCATCGCCCGAGAGGGGTTTTCCTGTGGTGGCGTCCATTCCGTTCATGGGGAAGGACATGACCCGACGCGCGCGCGCGGGCCAGCGGGCGGCGGGGTAAGGGGGCGGTTTACCGGGGAGTTAGGGGGGAGGGGGACGCCAATTCGCTCCAATCCGAGCATTTAAATCTGCTCGACCGGATCGAGGATCACGCCTTGGCCAGGTGCGCATCATCAAACTTAGTTGGTTTTACCACGAGGTCATATGCCTGAAGGTGGGCATTCCCTCGTTGGGGAGCGAGTATAAAAAACATATAAAAATTTTTACCTGACCGACTGCGGAGATCACCGGGGCATTTCGTCAAATATTCGAGGTCATGGAGCGCTCATGCTTTGGAGACCTGCTTTGCGCCGATGAGATAGGGAGATTCCATGTTTGATCCAGTTCTGCCCAGACTGGATGCCCGGCGGCCAAGGCATAGTTCCTTGGAAATATGGCATAATATCATGTGGTCGCGGTATAAAGCGTTGATATTCTCCGCGATGGCGAACGCAGCCGCCACACACCAGATCGCCATGCATGTCTTCCAGATAGCCGAAACCGATCATGAACGTATCGGCCTGGGCTCGGTCGAGGCGGGGCTGCATCGCTATCCCATGACCTTGGTGTTCAAAGGCAGCTATTCGGACACGCCGGTTTGGCGGCGGATTTGGGTTTTGGCCCGGCATGCCCTTAAGACCAAAGCAAATGCCGTTATTCTCGCAGGTTATGACCGCCCGGAATATATCGTGCAGGGTCTGATCCTTCGGGCCAGAGGGAAGCCATGGGGCGTTTTTTGCGATTCCACGATATTTGATCGTCAACATGTATGGTGGAAGGATTTCGTTAAGCGCTTCATCCTGGGCAAGGCCAGGATCGTCTTTTGTTATGGTCTGCGGTCGCGGGAATATGTTGTCAGTCTTGGGGTCGACGTGGAGCAGACTGTAATAGGGTGTCAGGCGGCGGCCTTGCCCGATACCTACGATGCTGCCGAGGTGTTGGCACGCAGGCTGAGGGCAGCTCCTGCGGCCAATGCGCCTTTGTTCCTTTATGTGGGACGGCTCGCACAGCAAAAGCGTATCGATCTGCTGATCCAGGCCTTTGCGCGGGTAAGCGTGGATCTTCCAGAGGCGCGGCTGAGGTTGGTTGGTGCGGGCCCGATGGATGAGGTGTTGAAGGTTCTCGCCGAAAACTTGGGCGTTTCCGACAAGATTGAGTACACCGGCGCTCTTTCCGGCGAGGCGCTCTATTCGAATTATCTGGACGCCACGGCCCTCATTCTGCCGAGTTCAAGTGAGCCGTGGGGGCTGGTCGTGAATGAGGCGTTGCATTTCGGGTGCCCTGTGATCGTCTCTGACCGGTGCGGATGTGTGCCTGAACTGGCGAATAATTCTGCCTGTGGTCTTGTGTTCGAGTCCGGAAATCTGGCGCAATTGACCCAATGTCTGAGAGATGCACCTGCCTTGTGGTGGGATCACGCAGCGGTTGCCCAGGCCTGCGCGGACCAGATATCGCCATATACGTTTGAAAATGCAGGTATTTCGATCCTGGCAGGCGCAGAAAAAATGTAGATTTACGTTATTTGGCAGAGGGTGTTTGGTCCCCTCGCGGCAGGTGAATGGATGCACTATAGGGCTTGGGCCTAACTCGAATCGACTCCCTGTCAAAGAGCTCCGATGGACGCCGCCGCATCTTCTCCTGCAAACCCCTCCGGCCTTGCGAGTCTGTTTGAGCAGCATCGCGCCGAATTGCGGCGCTTTCTGGAAGCCCATTGCCAGAATGCGGGCGAGGCGGATGATTTGATGCAGGAATTGTGGGTCAAGGTCGCGATTGTGCAGGTCGGCCCTGTCGGAAACGGCCGGGCCTATCTGTTCCGCATGGCCAACAATCTGGCGATCGATCATTTCCGTTCGCGTCAACAGACCATGGCCCGCCAGTCGAGCTGGCTCGAAAGCTTGGGCCGCGGGGATGGAGCGCCGGAAGACCAGGCTGATCCATCCCCAAACGCGGAAGCCGTTATTGAAGAGAGGCAGGAAGCCGAAGCTTTGGCGCAGGCCATCGTCAATCTTCCACCGGGAGCCCGTAAGGCTTTGACGCTCTATCGCCTTGAAGGATTGGGGCATGCCGAGATCGCTCGGATCATGGGCATTTCCCGCAGCGGAGTGGAAAAGCATCTCGTGGTGGCCATGCGCCACTTACGCAAATTTTTTTGCGATCGTGATTAAATGAGGTGTGACAATTCGAAGACGTCCTCGTCTAGTAAAAGAGGAAAACAGAACCAGATCCAACTGGGTGGAGAGCAGTGACCATGCACCCGAACGAAAAACCGTCGCTTGATACCGTTGTTGAAGAGGCTATTCGTTGGCACCTTGCAATCTCGGGTGATGACATGGACTGGGAAAGGTTCACGCTCTGGCTTGATGCCAGCCCCGAACATCGAACTTGTTATCAGGAAGTTGCCATCGCTGATGCAGGATTGATTGAAGCGCGGCATAAGGTGCTTGAAGCTATGGAGGCGCAGCGAGCAAAGATTGTTGCGCCATCTCTCTTTGGTTACCGGGCCTTGGGTATCGGTGCGGTTGCGGCGGTCGCGGCGGCCGTATTTACCCTGCCGTTGCTGCTGCATGAGCCGGAGCTTGTCTATACTGCCGGTGCCCAAATGCACACCGTCACTCTGGCGGATGGTTCTCAGGCCGTTCTTGCCCCCCACAGCAGGTTGACGATCAAAGGCGCGGATCAAGGGCATATGGGACTGGAGGGCGGGGCGTGGTTCACCATTCGCCATGTTCCGTCGCGCACTCTGGAAATCGCGGCCGGTCCGCTGGTGATCCGCGATATCGGCACCAGCTTCGATGTGCGCGTCGATGGTTCATTGGTACGGATAGGCGTAACGGATGGGCAAGTTGCCGTTTCTTCTGCCGAACTTGCTAAGCCGCTCAATTTGCAGCGCGGCAAGGCCCTCCTGTACAATGCTGCTGCCAGCTTTGCCGAAACACAGAATATCGATCCTTCCATCCCCGGAAGCTGGCGCGGCGGCGCATTGCGTTACCAGCAGACACCTTTATCGCTGGTCGCGCTCGATCTTGAGCGTTATGCGGGGATACGTCTGGGCGTGCCGGTGGAATTGCGGGATCGGCGCTTTACGGGAATTCTGACGGTTAAGGATGAGGAAGCGACCAAGCGCGATCTTGCCCAGCTCTTGGGCCTCACGCTTGTGCGTGATGCTGGCGGTGATCGCCTGTCCGCTTCCGGGCGCTGAGGCCAAAGCGCAGCCGGAGGCGTCCGGCCGCAAAATTGAAATTCCCTCGCTGGCGCTGGCCGAGGCGCTCGAAGTCCTTGTTCGGCAAACCGGCCTGTCCATCGGCGTCGATGGCAATCTTCCTAATATCCGCACGCCATCGGTACACAAGGCTCACGGCGCCGCCGATGCGCTGGCACGCTTGCTGAACGGCACAGGGCTTGAGGCTAGACAGGTGGGCGGCAATGCCTGGCGCATCGTCAGGCAAAAAGCGCCGCCGCCCCGCCCGGTCTCCCGGTTTGCACCGGCTGTCGAGGCTGGAGAAGGCAGCACCATCGTGGTGACGGGCACGAAGCAAAATGCATCGCTGTTCAGCATACCCCAGTCCTTGTCCGTTCTCGCACTGACGCCTCATGACCGTTATGATCCGAACCGGGATACCGGTTATGTCGCCAGCGAGGTGGAAGGGCTGAATCTGACGGCGCTGGGGCCCGGTCGGAACCGGATGTTCCTGCGCGGCGTGGCCGACAGCCCGTTTAACGATTCCAACCAGTCGCCGGTCGCCGTCGTGCTGGATGAAACGCGCCTGACCTATTCCGCGCCCGCTCCTGATTTGCGGCTGGTCGATGTCGAGCGTGTAGAGCTGCTCAAAGGCCCGCAGGGCACCCTCTATGGGCTGGGTACGCTTGGCGGGGTGTTTCATATCGTCACGGCAAAGGCCGATGTCGAAAAGTTTACCGGCAGCGTCTCAGCCGGGCTGAATTTCACCATGCATGGGACTTTTGGAGAAAACGGCTCGGTCATTGTCAACACGCCGATTGTTCCGGGCCGGATCGCGCTGCGGCTGGTGGGTTATGAAAGTCACGAGCCGGGATGGATCGATACCGGCAACAGGCCGAACGGCAATTTCAGCGTGACACGTGGCGGTCGGGCCAGTCTGGGCGTCGAACTGGGCGAGGGCTGGCGGGCCGACCTTGGCGCCATGACCCAGCATATCAATACTTCCGACAGCCAGTATACCTACACGGAGGGCAGCTTCTGGCGCCCGTCGCAACTGGCCGAACCGCATGACAGCAATATTGATCATTATTCGGCCCGACTTGTCGGGAAACTGGGCAGCGTAAAGGCGGTTGTCCTGGGTGGTTATACCGAGCAAAATGTCAGTGACACATTCGAAGCGACCATTGGTGCCGATGCTTTCGGATTGGCTGATCCGAGTCTGTTTCGGGATGTCCGCAGCTACCGTCTTGTCGATGCAGAAGTCCGGCTCAATGGTGCTCTTGGCCGGGCTGGCTGGCTGCTGGGCCTCGCCTATATGGCTGCCCGAGAGCGCGGCAGCCGGACACTTTCATCTTTCGATCCCATTTCCCCGATGACTATCGATTATGCCCTGCGCAAGACCGAGGAAACGGGCGCGTTCGGGCAAATCAACCTGCCCCTGACCGGTCGTTTGGGGCTTGAGATTGGCGGCCGGGTCTACCATGGTGAGCAGAGCGGTGATTTTACTGGCGGCATTCAAACCCTGACGCGGTGGGCGAGGCAATGGGCATTTACGCCGTCAGCTGCCTTGTCATGGCATATTACGGACCGCTTGCTCTATATCCACTATGGTACAGCAAACCGCCCCGGCGCTATGGACTTCAGTTGGCGCGGCAAGGTTAAGCAACTTGCTGACGATGGGGTGCGCACGCTTGAGTTGGGCTGGCGCGAAAAATTCGCCAATGGCGGCAGTTTTGAGGCTGACGGGTTTATAACCTGGTGGCACGATATTCAAACCGATCATGTGCTGCCTAACGGGCTGATCGTTACACATAATGTAGGCCAAGCCCGCATCGTGGGGGCTGAGGCTACGCTGGACCTGCCACTCAGGTACGGTTGGCACCTTGCCACAGGCGTTACCGTGCAGAACGCGGAAGTTGTTGAAACCAATTCCTTCATTGCAAACATGTACGGCAAGTTACCTACGATTCCGATGCTGACATTACGTGGCAGCATGGATCACGACTTTCGGGTGGGACCTATTTCCGCCAACGTCAAACTGAGCCTGCGATATCTGGGATCTGAAAGCCTCAGTTTCGACCCGGCCTTGAACAGGCCGATGGGTGATGTTCTGGAGAGCCGACTGGAGGCTGGCGTCGATTGGGGGCGTAGCCATTTCGACCTGAAACTTGCTAATCTGCTCAACCGGCTGGATAATCGCTTTGCCTATGGCAATCCCTTTCGGCTGGGCATCCCGCAATATACGCCCCAGCGCCCATTCAACGCATCGATAGCCATTACCCGGTCATTCTGAAAGCTGGCAAACGGGCTTTGGCCAGCCTGAGGCGTCGCTGTCCAGACCGATTAGGGACTGCTCTATTCCCCGCAGTTAAACCGCCAAACCCGATACAGCCCCACCCGCCTGCACCCCGCCATGCCGGTGCCCTTTTAGACTTATCCCGCCCGCCACCATATCGCCATCAGCGGTGATGTCGCCCGTCACATGGACCGTTTCCGCGTCCAGCGTGATGGTGGTGGCCTTGATCGTGGCGCTGGCGCCATCGGGCAGGGCGGCGGCCAGATGATGGCTCTCGGGGTCATAGGACAGGATCGCGCCATCGGCGAAGGCGATCAGCTCGGCCAGCGTTGAGGCGGGGGCGGGGTTATTGTCATTGTTGAGGCCCGCCAGCGCGACGCCATTGCCGATCTGGCCATCGGGGCAGAGCAGGACGCATTCCTCGCCCACGGTGGGCGCGCTCCAGCGGCGGGTGGCGCCTGCGCGCAGGGCAAGCCAGCGGATGGGCGGGCTTTCAATCGCGCCATCGTCCGCATCGGGATCGCCAAAGCGGACGCGGCAGCGCGGGGGCGAAAGCGTGACCGCGCTGATCACGCCGAGGCGGATCAGCGTCGAGGGATCGAGGGGAATGTCGTCTTCATCGTAACGCATCGGTGGACAAGTCGCTCTGGTCTGACGATTTCGATGAAATCGTTATGTTGATGCTGTGTTGTTTGTATAAAAAACATATATAAATTGGGCATCGGAATGGCCAAACGAGTCATTCGGGTCGCAAAAGATCTATCAACGGATCGCAGATGGCGGTGCTGGCACAAGCTGGCACCGCCATTTCGTTATCCTCACTCGCCGACCCCTTGCACCCAATCATGGGCGGCGCGCGCATAGGCCCAATCCGCGTCACAGGTCAGCCAGTCGGAGCGGGTGATCCAGACGCGGGAGATGTCCGCCATGATGGCGTCGGGGGCGGGGCTTTCAGGAAGTGCGGGAGGGTCGGCTTGAACGGGGCCGGGGCGATGGGCGGTGTTTTGGCGCAGCCCGTGATCAGCAGCATAGGCAGCAAAGCGGCCATCGCCGCCAGCGGCAAGCGCGGTGTGGTTGGTGTCGGCATGGGCGGCATCCTTCTTCGATTGGGCCTTGGCGGCGCGTGCGGCCGCCAATATGCGGGCGTTTTGAGCATCCCATGAGGTCTGGGTTTGGCGCGCGATCTCTTCCCAATGGTCGGCGCGGCGGTGCTGCAGCCCAGCCGCCGCCAGCGCGAGGATGGCTGTAGCGGCCCAAGCCCGCGCAGGCGTGGCGAAGATCCAGCGCAGGAGCGCCAGCGGCCAGCGCCAGAGCGAGCCGGTGAGCAGGGAAAGGGCGACGGAGAGGATCTTGCGGATCATGCGGCATCCCTCAGGCAAATCGCCTGCTCCCTTTTGCGGCGCGCGACGATGCCGGGCACGACGCGGCCACCGGCGCGGTTGAACCATGTGAGCGAAGTGCAGGCGGCGCGGATCTGGCCCGCGTTGATCCGGCGGCGCATGGTGCTGGCGCAATAGGTCGGCCAGCCCACATGATGGCCCAGACTGAGCGCGGCATAGCGGACATTATCCCGGCGCGGGATCGAGAGGGCGAGGCCGGGCGTGCAGGCCATGATATGCGCGCCGTCCACCGTCAGCCGGTCCACCAGCATCTGGGCGCATTGGGCCTCGGTGAAGCTCTTGCCCACCTTGATGCCTTCGCCGGTCAGACCGTCGCAGGCGGTCGCCACGCCGATCATATCGAGGTAGACTCGCAAATACTGCTTGCCGCTGATATGCGTGATCGTGGCGGTCCCGGCTTGAGGCGAGACGGCGACCGCCACCTTGCGCCCGCTCTCTTCCTTGGGCACCTCGGTCAGCACCAGTTGCGTCGTGGCCGGGCCGATCAAGGCGATAAGCGCCGCGATCAGCACGACGACACCACCGCGTTTGACCTGTCCGGTTTCAGGCTGCGTTGCCATCGGCCTTGCTCCCTTGCTGGATCAGCCGCGCCATGGTGGGCGCGGCAAACACCACCAGCCCGGCCAGCGCCGAGGCGGCGGGGCGCCATGGTTCGGGCACATAGGCGACCAGCCCGGTCAGGATCTGGGGCTGGGCGACCAGCGCGCCCGCCACCACACCGGCCAGCGCGGCCATGCGCACCGACCACCAGCGCCAGCACGCGCGCGCATCATCAACCAAGGTCATCGGATTGCTCCTTTTTGCGGCGCAGAGGGTTGCTGATCCAGCCCAGCTCGATCAGCTTCTGCACGGCGGTGAGGCAGACCACGACAAGGCCGCCCAATTGGATGAGGTGAGGCAGGGCCTCCCAGAACTTCGCCAAGGCCATCACCATCAGGGCAAGGATTGTGTCCCACCAGCCGCGCGCATGCGGCGCGGCCAGCGTTGCGGTTGCCAGCGCGCGGGATGGCAGGGGCGAGAGGTCAGCCATGGGGCACGGCTCAGGCCACATTGCCAAAGACGCTGAAGGCCAGCGGCCCGGCGATCTGGCCTTCCTGCCAGCCCAGCGTGCCCTGAATGGTCAGGGTGACGGACTTGTCCTCGGGGATGGCTTCGAGCTGGCCGAGGATGAAATCGGCGCAGGCCTGCGGGAAGCTGGGGTCATTGGCGGGCCGCGCGGCCAGATCGGTGCGGGCGTCTTTCATCAGGCCGGAAAGCGAGAAGGCGAAGGGAGTGGACATGACAAAGCCCTTATTTGGTGCGGTTGAAAATGGGGGCGTAGACGCGGAAAACCGTGTTCAGCGTGACGCCGCTGGCGTAGTTGATGTTGAGCAGCGGCCAGAGGTAATCGGCGGCATTGTGGAAATAGGCCGCGCCCTCGGTCAGCGTGCGCCCGTAGAGGGCGAAGGTGCTGTTCGGGGTGAAGGCGATGCCGCGCTGCACCAGCAGACCGTCCGCCGCGCTGTAGCTGCCGACCTGCATGGTGAGTTTGCCCGAGGAGCCGTCGTAACCGGTTTGCGTGGTGGCCGCCGAGAAATCGCCGCTGATGATGCGGACGGGCCAGATGCAGCGATAGTTGGACCCTGCCTCATAGCTCATGGATTTTTGCGGGGCCGGGCGCAGCACCCAACCGCCTGAGCCGGTGGTGGTGCCGGTGTGCGAAAACTCGACGAAATCGCCATATTTGTCGGTGCCGACCTTGGTGACGGTGATGGTCGCGCCCGCCGGGGTGCCGCTCATCGACCAGCCGTTGGGCAGCGTTGCCGCCGCGCCGCCGACAAGCCGACGGTTGGCGGGCTGGACACCGCCGAAGCGCTCCAGAACCTTGGCGCGGCCAAGCCGCCCGTTGCCCTTGGAGAGGAACATATCGCCCACGACAAAGGTGTCGGCGCTGCCCGCAACAATGCCGCTGCCATAGACCCGGAATTGCCACGTGCCGGGGCTGGCATTGGGCGGGAGCAGGACCGGGAATGTCACCTTGACCGGCGAGCCATTGGCGGGCAGCGCGACGGTCTTTTGCACCGCATAGGTGCTGTTGGCATAGTTGACCACATCGACCACGACATAGGACAGCGAGTTACTTGCGGCCTTGGACAGGCTGACCTCGGCAAACATCGCCCCGCCCGCCCCGCCATAGGGATCGGTGAAGCCGACAAGCGCAAGCCCGGTCACCGCCGCGTAATCGGTGGTGCCGTAAGGGTCGGCCACGGCAACCGAAGTGGTGCCCGAGCCATAGCCGATTTCATAGCCCGACAGGCCCACCGCGACCGGGGCCAGCGTCGGGTCATCGCTGACCGGCACCAGCTGCACCGCGTTGACATCGCCGGGCCAGCGCCCGGACAGATCCTCCAGCCGCCCCAGCTGCACCCCGTTGGTAAACAGCAGCGGCGCGGAACCGGCGGTGTCGTCAAACTGAAACAGGTTGTTGTTGTTCGAATAGTTGCCGCTGCGACCGTTGGGAAACTCAATCGCATAGGAGTTATTGCCGCCGACAAAGACGTTCGTATTGACGCGCCAATAGCGGATGTTCGAGATGTAGGAGCGGATGAAAGGCGCGCTCCAGGGCGAAGGCTGGCCCACCTTGTTTCCGAAGATATGCAGCCCCGACATAGAGCCTGCATCATTGGTGGCGGGCTTATATTGCTGGCGGCGGGTCGGCGCGCCGGTGGTGGTGTCCTCGTTGGCAATCAGGATGCGCGGGCCGGGATAGGCGGTGTCGAGCAGTTCGCCGCCGAATTTGTTATAGGTCACATAGATGCCGTGACCGGAATTGGTTTCGCCGCTGTCGGTGGTGTTGGGCTTGATCCAGATATCGGCCAGCGTCCGCATGCCCAAACCGGCATTGTTGCCGCCTTGGAAATAGCATCGCGTAATGACGGCATGGCCCGACAGGCGCGGGCCGATGGCGATGTGATAGGAATTGCCGCCGAAATAGCAGTCCTCAATCACCAGTTCATCGACATAGCCGCCCCAGCAGATGCCAATCGTCTGGTTGCCCGAGGCAACACCCCCGCCAAAGCGGGAGTTCTTGACGTGCAGGAAGGGGCTGTCCGCGCCGTTGTTGCCGATGGCGCATTCGGTGTAATTGTAGAAGCCGCAGTTGAGGAACTCGGCCTGCCACGTGGCATTGGTGCCGGTATGGGTCGAGTTATAGACGCCAAGGCCGCCCGAGAAGATCAGCCCGTCAAAGCGGACATGGCCGGGACCGGCAGAGCCGGTATGCGTCGCGAAATAGACGCCATCGGGATTGCGGATAACCACCGTATTGGGCACCCGCGCCTGAAAGTTGATCGGCACATTGTTGAAGGTGAAGCCGCCCGCATCATAGACGCCCGGTTCCAGCACAATCGGGATATGCTGCTTGATCAGCACCTGATTGGCGATGGGCGTGTTCACGCTGGCCGCCGAGGCGGCGATGGCGGCGGCAAGGCCCGCCTGATCGGCCACGGCATGCGCGCCGTCGCCAATCGCGCCGTAATCCACGGTCGGGATCGCCACGCGCGATTTCAGACGATCCACATAGGATTGGGTCGGGATGACGCCGAAGAAGCTGGACGCGGTGGGCGAGTTCTTGGTGTAAATCAGGATCTGCTGCCCCGACAGCACCGTATATTGCCGCCCCGCAAACAGCAGCGTGTCGGCCTGCGCTGCCGCCGTGCTGGCATAGTTGGGATAGGGCAGCGTGGCGGCCACGGCTTGGGTGCTGGCCAAAAGGGCAAGGGTCGCATCGCGCGCAGCGGTGGCGGCGGCCACCATCGGCGCGGCCAGATCGGCCAGACGCGCGCGCCAGCTTTTGCCGCCTTTGACAACCGGCAGGGTTTCGGTGCCGTCGATGGCGTCGTCATCAAGCAGGTCGAGGTTGGTGATTTTGACCATGGGGGCTTACTTTCCGATGGCGCGCCAGAAGACCGCGCGGTCGAGGTCGTCGGAGAAGACGTTGAACTGGGTGAGGCTGACCTTGTTGCCGCCCACGCTGTTGCCGCTGACGGCGCCGGGGTTGGGGGTGCGGGCGGTCACCTGAAGGTTGACCGAGGCGAGATCCGTGAAAGGGATCGGGAAGCTGGAGGAGGGCGGCGAGCTGCTCTCGCCTGCGGTGGCCTCGCCCCATTGTTCAATCAGGCCGTTTGGCATCTTGCGCCAATAGCCGTTGGCGTTGGAGCCGAAGGTGGCGGCATCCTCGACCAGGACAAAGGCGGCGGCGTGTTTGCCGTCGAGCAGGTCGGCATCAAGATCCGTGCCCGCGCCATCGACTGTTTTAAGCAGGGTGAGGATGGCTGCGCCGGTAAAGCCCACGCTGTCGAACGGCACATAGCCAAGCCGCGAGACGATATCGGCATACCAAGCGCCATGCTGGCCATCGAGCAGATCGGCATCGAGGGCGGAGCCTGCGCCATCGACGCGCAGGAGCAGGGCGAGGATCGCGGCCTGCATCGCGGCGGGCGTGATTGCGCGCTGGGTGTCGGCGCCCGCGCTGGCCTCGGCATGGGTGGCGAGTTCCACCACGCCCTGGCGCGAGGTGGTGGCGGGCGGGTTGAGGAAGTTGGTGTCGCCGAAGCTGATGTTATCGGCCTGCCCCTCGGCCAGCTTGATATCCAGCACGAAGAAGGAGGCCGAGGGCGCGGCCTTGGCGGCGATGGGGCCAGCCTGACCATAGACGGCAAACAGCGTGCCATCGGCCAGATAGAGCGCGAAGCCGCGATAGGTGTAGGTGTCGTCGGAGGCATCGAGCGCGGTCATGTGCAGCGTGTCATCGCCCGCCTGTTGGCCGGAGATATCGACGCGCTTGAACTCGCCGGGCAGGGCCTCGAGCGTGGAGGCGACCGTGAAGGCGGCATCGGTCAGGCCGAGCTGGGTGATGACCACCGGGCCGAGCGAGGGGCTGTCATCGCCGACAATGGCCGACAGGCCCGCCTTGGTGAGGGTGATCAGCAGCGGGTCCATCAGATGTACTCCCATGCGATGCCGTCCGCGTCCTCGAGCGGCTCGCCATATTCGGTGGTGATTTTGAGATCGTCGGCGGGGTCGGGGGCGATCATGGTCGCCATTGTGCGGTCCATCCGCCATGCGCGCGCCACGGCGGCCATGGGCAGGGTGACCTTGGCCATGGCGCGCTGGCGCAGCTCGAAATGGGCGCGGGCGGGTTTGACGCGCACCAGATCGCGGTAAAGCTCGGTGGCGAAGGCGGCGGTGGCCAGATCGTCGAACGCGCCATCGAGCGGCAGGGTGCAATAGAAGGTGTAGGGCACGCCGGTGCCGCCTTCTTCCCACCATTCGGTGAGCGTGATGCGCGGGTCGTAATCGGCGATCACCGCCTCGGCAGCGGCGCGGCTGCCCCGGATCTTGGCATTGGGGATGGCGGCGGCGGTGGCGGCGCGGCGCTGGGCTTCACTCCAGCTTGGGCGCCAGCGATCAACCGACAGGCCCCATGCCAGCCATGGCAGGATGCTGGCGGGAATCGCATCGGGGCGCACAAGGTCGGTGAGCGGCGTGGGGATCGCGGTGATGCGATCCGTGGCGGCGGCCAGCGCGTGTTCGAGCGGGCGCGCGTTGGGCGGGAGCAGGGAGCGTTTATTCGCCACGGCCCGCCACCGTCAGGTCGATAGCCACGCAATGGCCGCATTGGGTCTTGTCCATCGGCATGTCCGCCAGCGGGCTTTCCAGCGCGACATTGGAGACGCCTGCGACCGCGATGGCGGCAAAGATATTGGCGCGGTTGATGTCGCGCCCGATCTTGCGCGCGGCGGCGGCATAGGCCTGCGTCGCGGCCTGCGAGGTGGCGACCACCACATCGCCGTCGGGGCCGTCGAACAGGGTGAGCGAGCCGGTGATCGTGTAGGGGATGATCTGGGCCGATTGCACGATCACCTGATCGGTGAGCGGGCGGGCGCCAGCGAGCGCGGCCTCGACATTGGCGATCTGGCTCGCGCTGGCCGTGCCGTCGCCGGTCTTGGAGAGCAGCGAGACCAGCACCACGCCGGGGCTGGGGCTGGTGACGCTGGCATCGGCCAAGGTGCTGTCGGCGGAGAGGGCGAGATATTCGTAGGCGCTTTCCGGCCCGGCCACGCTGAAGGCGCTGGGGGCAAGCTGGATGCGATAAAGAAAGGCGGTGTCGTCCTCGCCGGTCAGGCGCGCAACGCCCAGCAGCGCGCCGAGGTGGTCGAGGTTGCTGTCCTTGGCATAGGCCAGCAGGCATTGCAGGGCGCGCTCGTTGAACTGCTGTTCCTTGAGCATTTCGCGGTAGGCGCCGACCTCCAGCACCTTGACCGCCGGGTCGCTCTCTACCGTGGCATCCCACGTCGGGAGCAGTTCCTGCATATGGGCGACCCATGAGGCGCGGATGGCCTCATAGTCGAGCGCCTCCACCACCGTGGGGGCGGGGAGCTGCGAGAGGTCGATGACGGAAGTGCTGGTGGCCATGCCCAACCAGTGCATGGCCTTCGCGCGCGCGGGGAGAGGGCGGGGCGGTAAGGGGGCGGTTTACCGGGGGTGGGGGATGAGAAGTCCAGCTCAATCCTCCCAATCGTTTCTCGCGCAGCAAGGATGCCAAGATTGTTGAACGTCTTGTTCTGATCTAATCAGGCCGCTTTAGGGGATTATATCGGGGTGGTATCCATGCACTTTAAGAAAATGAAAATAAACAAACTGCGGCGTTTCAGATTTAGAATGCAAGAGATGCCAACAGAAGCATCCATTGAATTTGCTAAGGCCAAACGTTTGCAGATGCTGGAGGGGCAAACGATTTTATATAGTCAAACCACTGATATGGCGAAATGGCTTCTCGCAAGCTTGCTAACACTCAATTCCGGTGGGTTTATCGCAATGCTTTCCAACGTTAGGCAGATAAATCATCCATCGCTTATCGGTATTTTTTACTGCGGCGGTGTACTTTCAGCCTTGCTAAACGGATGGCTTATCCAGAGATCGGTAATTACTGACATGCCCTTATTTCGTGAAGCTCACGATTATTGGCTGATTGCAGAGACCACTACTAATCGTTTCCGCCGATCAGAATATTTGCTTCATAAATTCGCCGTTCGTTCTGTTTTTAATAAAAGGTGGATACCTTTGGCGGGATGGTTGTCAGCTATACTATTTTCAATTGCATCTGTTACTTTGGCCTGCTCGCTTAAAATATCTACGCCTCAAGCCAACGTTGCTGGTGACATACAAGATCAGAAGCCAGCTCTTAAATCCCCTTCGGCTCAAGCAGTTCTCCCGCCACCTGCAGCGCCAGATCCTCATCCTCGCGGCTAAAGCCCAGCAACCGGCGCTCCTCATATTTGGCGCGGATCTTTCGGCCATTGCGCAACCGGCCCACGGTGACGGTCTGGCCGAACTGGCTGACCGAACCGACGCGGTCGGCGGTGTTGGTGACGGGCATGATTTCCACGCCATCGGCGGCGGCGTTGATGCGCCATTTGGCCAGTTTGCGCAGGCCCTTGAACATCTTGCCGCCCGCGCCCTTGCGCAGGCGTCCGCGCCGGTCGAGGCGGGCTTTGCGCGGGGCGAAGGGGACGCCGTCGGGATCGACGTTGGCGCCGATGCGTTTGAGGTTCGACCGGCGCAGCAGGCGGCCCAGCTTGAGCGTGGCCTTGCGGCGCTGGGCCGGTTCAAGCCCTGCGATGATCCGGCCGAACCATTCATCGAGCCGGGAGAGGTCATCCGCCATCGACCGCATTACCCATTGCGTTGTCGGGCGGCAGATCCTCGTCATTCACGGTGATCGATTTCAGCAGCGGCATCGCATCGAGGCCGCCCAGCGGCAGGTCATCGGGGAAGAGCGGATCGGGTTCGGGCAGATAGGTGGCGGTGACGCCATTGGGCGTGACCACGGCCTCGACATTTTGGCGCAGTTGCAGGCGGATCTGCACATCGGCCTTGCCGTTGTCGAGGATATCGGTCTCGAAATCGAAGGCATCGGCGCCCATGGCGAACAGGTCGGGCTGATTGGTGCGCAGCCAGATCAGAATGGCGAGGGCAAAGGCGGCAATGTCGCCCGCGAATTCGATCAGCAGGACATTGAGCTGGAATTCGAAGGTGAAGGACAGGTCGGCGGTATCGCGCGACACCGCCTTGCCGCGATCCACCCACATTATCAGGCTCTTAGGGCTGGCTTTGAGTTCCGGCATTGCCTGCATCAGAGCCGCGCGCAGGAGGTTGATCTTGAGCATCGGCCTTAATCCCAGAGCTGGATGATATCGAGGGTGACAGTCTGGGCGGCGCTGGCATTGGGCACGATCACCGCCGTGCCGCCGGGCAGGCGCGGCCCCAGTTCGGCAAGGCCGGGGTTCAGTTCCAGCACCTGTTCGGTCACCGCCGCCGTTTTGCCCAGGACGCGGTGGCAGATTTCATCCACGGTTTCGCCGTCCATGGCGGTGGCGGTTTGGGTCATTGGCCAGATGCCTGCATTTCACGAAGGGCCGGGCGGGCCATGACAATGCGTTGGGCCATGTGGATCGCATGCAGCATTTCGTGTTGATCCTGCGGATGCTGGTCGGGGAGGGCAAGGAAGGCATTCCAAACATTGCCCAACTGCTCGACCATTTTTCGTTCGTCGTCGGTCATTGGCTCATTACCTGCGCCGGGGAGGAGGAGGCAGAAAAGAGCCGGGCGTTCCTTCCCAGAAGTGGCGCCCATCCGGTCCGCATTTCTGGCGCCCGAACAGCGACCAATTGCCGCTGCGCTCTGAATAGGCCGAGCGGTTGAGAGGCGTGATTTTCAGGCCTTCGACCGGGCAAGGGCTGGCCGCAATCGGGCGGCGGCAGGTGTCGCGCCCGCTCGTGATGGCCGAAAAATGGCGGCATTGGATGCAAGGCTTTTCGTGTCGCTTGATGGCCATCACAGCATCTCCACTCGGTTGCGCGCGACTGATGCGCCGCCGATGGAGAGCAGGTCGGCAATCGCGGCATGGCCCTCGCGCCGGTATTCGTCGGCCAGCTCTGCCTTTTCTGAGGCGCGGGCAAGGCCGGTGTCGGAGGAGGCCAGATCGCGGTTGCCACCGGCCAGATCGGCGGCGGCGTAATAGCCCACCGCGCGGGTCCAGAGCAGGGTGGCGCGGTTCTTTTCGTTGAGGGTTTGGGTGGTGACATCGGCAAGGCTGGCGGCCCCGGCCAGCGCGCGGGTGGTGCGCCATGCGGCCAGTTGGCGCAGGGCGGAGAGCATTCCGCCCTCGATGGCGAGGGTGAGCTGGAGCTGGGTGATCGCGCCGCCGCCGATGTTCATTCCCTCGCGCACATCGGCCAGCCTGACCGGCGGGAACCAGCCATCGGCCACCACCTGCGCATCGGGACCATCGGGCGGGGCGATGGGGGTGGGAGTAAAGCTGCTCATGCGCGCTTCCTTATCAAAACGGGGGGTGAGGATAGTGTGGGATGGCTGTCACATCAGTGCGCCGCCCGCGCTAACCGCCCCCCGCCGCCGTGGGGCGAACTGGTTATTCGGTGTCGGCCTCATCCTCGCCCGCGTCATCGTCCGCGCCTTCGGGGGCGAGCTTGCGCAGGGCTTTTTCGAGGCTGCGGATGTCGGATTTGACGCCGATGCTGCTGTCGAGCTGGTGGGCGCGGCGGGCGTGTTCGAGGGCTTCGGTGAGATAGGCGGGTTTGCCACCGGCGGGGGCATTGTCGGCGGCGGGATCGAAAGCCTCGGCGCGGCGGGCAAAGGAGCGGGCCAGCGCCTTGTGCAGCTTGGCCTTGGCCGGATCGGGCATATCGTGGCCCTCGATAAGCGCCAGCACGCGGCACAGCACATCATGGGGCACGGCGTCCTGCTGATCGAGGCTGAGCTTGGCGATATCCTCGCCCACAAAGCAGGGGATGGTGCGGTTGTAGCGTTCCGGGGCGGCCAGATGGAAGCGGATCGCATGGGCGGCGAGGCGCAGGGCGTAATCCCAATCGCGATAGTCGATGGCCCAGACGAGGTTCCAAACAAGGATCTCATCCTGCGCGGCCTGACCCTGTTCGCCTGCCAGTAGGACGCCCTCGATCCACGGGCCGAAGGTGCGGGCCATCTCGATCTTGACCGGGTTGCGGGCTTCGATGCTGGCGATGTCGGAGAGGGTGCGCAGGTTGTCATGGAGCGTCACGCGCAGGGCGGCATATTCCTGACCCGGCGGCGTATCCATCGAGCGTTCGGGCGCGGAAGGGGCGGCTTCGGGCTGCGCCGCGCCCGATTGCAGGGCGCGCACGCGCATCTGGTGGCGGCGAAAGGCGGAGACCATGGGCGGGGCTTTCTGGATGCCTGCCCACCGGCGCGCGCGCCAGCGGGCAGGTCGGGGGGATTACGGGCGGGCGCCGAAGGTGATGTTTTCGGCCATCACCATGTAATCGGTGCTTTCGATCACATAGCCTTCGTTGACGCTGTTATAATCGACCAGCGCGGCCATGTTTTCCGGCTCATCCTTGATGTAGCGGCGGCGCGAACCTTCCTGATAATAGAGCGAGAGGTTCGAGCTGTCGGGCGCATTGGCGCGGCCCAGCGGGGTGATGGCCATCGTGCCTTCGGGGAAGAAGGGGGCAATCGCCGCCGGGCGCCCGCCGATCTGTTTGGTCGACATGATGAGGTCGGAGACCACCTGATCGCTGGTCGAGCGGCCCCCGTCGATCGTGTCGGAGAGCGGGCGGTTGATCATCGGGAAGTATTTCTCGTCCACCAGATCCTGGCTGACGATCACGACATGATCGGTGCTGGCCCGCGCATAGGAGGGCATGCCCGCGATCAGCTCATAGGCCAGCGCATCGACATTCTTGTAATCGCCAGCGGCATGGCTGGCATCGGGGCCGATATAGATCGGCGCGGCGGCGCCGGTCGCAGTGGTGATGCCTCCGGCGGTGACCGTGGCGCGGCCCACCACATGGTCGGGGCGTTCAAGGCGCAGCTTTTGCAGCCAGCCAATGTTGACGTCCTCGCCCAGCGGGTTGTCCTCCGCATCGGTATCGTCGGCCGCCTCGATCCCGTTGAAGCCGACCGAGATCCGCGACAGGCCGACCGACACCGCAACATGGCGGGCATAGCGGGCGGCAAAGTCGGGGAATTTCGACCAGGCGTCGATCACTTCCCACGGCAGCATCGTGTCGAACAGCGTCGAATAGAGCTGGAACTTGCGGTCCTGGAGTGCGCCGACATAGCGCGGGGTGCGCGGCAGGTTGGAGCGGCTCTTGCGGCTTGCGATCATGTTGGACGTGCCAAGGCCGATCACCTGCCCCTGAAGGTCGCGCACGCCCATGACGTTGACGCGCTGGAGGAAGCCGACGCTTTCGCGCTGGAGATCCTCGAGGCGCTGTTCGCTGGTGGGGGAAAGGGCGAAATTGCGGCTGATGTTGCGGGTGCCGTTGACACTGGCGATGGCGGCAAAGAGCTGATCCAGCGCGCCGCGCCCGCGATCAGAAAGGGTGTACATTTGAGACATGAAGCTGCGTTCCTTGGATGGATGCGGGGCGTTGGGGCGTTGAAAGGCGGCGGGCGGATCAGAAGACCGCTTTTTCGATGGCGGTGTTGTTGTTGCCGTCGGCGATGGGGCGGCGCTGGAAATGGGGCGCGGGGGTGGCTTCCTGCGCGTCCTCAAGTCTTTTGACCTTGAGCGCCATGGCATCGGCTTCGGCGCGGAATTCGCTGCGCAGGCCATCAATGGAGGTGGTGACGGTCTGGCCGAATTCCTCAAACACGCCGCGCAGGGCGGAGAAATCGAGAGTGGCCGGCATCTGGCCTTCGGGCTTGGGTTCGGGCGGGGTTTCGGTCTTGGGGGCGGGGGCAAAGCTGGCGGTGAACTTGTCGAACATGGCGCCCATGCTGGCCAACAGGCCCTTGGCGCTGTCAATGGTGGCGTCATCGGCGGCAAATTCGAGGGTGGTGGCTTCGTCACGAGACAGGACGAGCGCGCCGGGCTGGAAGCGGTTGAACTTGATCCGGTCGGTGGCGATGGAGGCGGGGCTGTCGGTCAGCGCCACGCCGCCCAGGTACGAGAAACCCTTGCCGCCAAAGTTCGGAATGATCTCGATGGAGGGGTAAACCTTCTGGCCCGCTTCGATCAGCGCCTTGGCATTGTCGGTCAGGTCGAGGACGCCATAGAGCGCTTTGCGCTTCTCCGGCTTGCCGTTGAAATTGACATCGACCTCGCCCACCGACACCGACACCACATCGCCATAGGCAAAGAAGGGGGCTTGTCCGCTGATGCCCCGGATATGTTCGATATTGGTCCGCGCGCCATAGGTCTTCGGATCATAGCTCGAGGCCATCTGGTCGATATCGGCTTCGGCAATTTCGCGGCCATCGACCGTTGAACCGGCGGTGGCGAGCAGAATGGGTTTGGTCTTCATCGGGTTACTCCGGGAGGGATTGCGCGGGGCGGATCAGCATGCCCCCTGAAATCCACGCCGCCCGGCGATCCTGCAACGCGCGGGCGCGGTAAGGCGGCGCTTTACCCGGCATGGGTGGCGCGCGAGGCCCCCCGATCAGGGCATGGCAGGATCATGGCCACCAAAACCGCCCCCGACGATGACGCGCGCACGGCCCAGAGCCGACAGGTGACGCGCGCCAAGGTGCGGGAAGCGCGGTCGATGTATCATCGCGGTTTTGACATGGCTGAGATCGCGCGCGAGCTGGGCGAGAAATATGACACCGTGGCCAGTTGGAAGCGGCGCGGTGCGTGGGACGACGACAAGCCGGTGCGAGTGGTGCAGGACCATCTCGAGGCCAAGATTGCCAATTACCTTTGCCGGGAGCCTTACACCGAAGGCGACATGAAGCGCGTCGATCATCTGATGCGGATGTTGGAGCGCGCGGCCCGGATCGAGAAATATGGCGAGACCGGCAAGGAGAGCGACCTCAACGAGGCGGTGGGCCGCCGCAATGATGACAAGGCCAAGGCCAAGCGGGCCGAGAAGCGCAAGAATTTCCTGAGCCTTGAGCAGTGGGAAGCGCTGCTCGAGGATTTCCACGAGAAGAATGATTCCTATCAGGAGGGCTGGTGGGAGCAGCGCGATCAGCGCACCCGCAAGATCCTCAAGAGCCGCCAGATCGGCGCGACATGGTATTTTGCCCGCGAGGCCATGGCCAAGATTGCCGAGGCGGTCCTCAATGGCGAGCAGCCGCGCAACCAGATCTTCCTGTCGGCCAGCGAGCGGCAGGCCAAGAAATTCATCCGCGAGATTGTCGGTTGGGTAAAGCGCGTGACCGGCGTGGACCTCAAGGGCAATCCGCTGATGCTGGATTTCTCAGGCCTGCACCCGGCGGATGAGGAGGCGGGCAAGGATGAGATCCGGCTGGATAGCGTGGGCCTCTATCCGCTTTCCACCAACAGCAACACCGCCCAGGGCGAAAGCGGCGACTTCTATTTCGACGAATTCTTCTGGGTCCACGGCTTTGCCCAGCTGCGCAAGGTGGCCGCCGCGATGGCGACGCTCACTATTTACAAGCGCACCTATTTCTCGACGCCCAGCACCAAAACCCATGAGGCCTATGCCTTTTGGAGCGGCGAGGAATGGAACCGGGGGCGCAAGAAGGGCGATCAGCGCCGCTTCGACACCAGCCACAAGCACCTGCGCGCGGGCGCGGTGCAGCCCGATGGTTCGTGGTGCCAGATCGTCACGCTGGACGACGCCATCGCGGGCGGGGCCGGGAGCCGCATCGACAAGGAAGAGCTGCGCGCCGAATGCAGCGAAGAGGAGTTCGAGAACCTCTATAATTGCCAGTTTGTCGATGACAGCGAGAGCAGCTTTCCGTTTAGCCGGATCGCGCCTGCGCGGGTTGATGCCTTCTATCGCTGGCGCGATTTCCGGCCCGCGCTGGCCGATGTGCCCGGCGGGCGGCCCTTTGGCGACAGGCCGGTGTGGCTGGGCTATGACCCCAACAAGCAGGGGCGCGATGATGCCGCGCTGGTGGTGCTGGCGCCGCCGGACGTCCCCGGAAAAGGCAAGTTCCGGGTGCTGGCCAAGTACCGGCTCAACGGACGCGATTTCCAAGGGCAGGCTGATTTCATCAAGGGGATCGCAGGCCGCTACAACGTCACCGACATTGCCATCGACACCACGGGGGCGGGCCAGGCGGTCTATGAGCTGGTGGTGGGCTGGTTCCCGCGCGCGCGGCGGATCGAATATTCGGTGGCCAGCAAGACGGCGCTCGTCGTCAAGGCCCAGAACGTCTTCAATTCCGGCCGCATCGAGTTTGACGAGAAGTGGACCGACCTGATGGCCGCGCTGATGGCGATCCGGCCCGCGCTGACCGGCAGCGGGCGCGGCGTCACCTATGTCGCCCGGCGCAATGGCGAGATTGGCCATGCCGACCTTGCCTGGGCCTTGCTCAACGCCCTTTCCAATGAACCGCTCGATGCCGGGGCCGCCAGTGGGGCAGGCATCGGGCGCGTGGTGTTTTCTGACTGACAGGAGCCTGATTTATGAGTGATGCGCCTTCGACCGAACTGGCCCTGATCGAGCAGGAAGGTGAGCCTGCGCGCGCCCATGCGCCCCTACGCGGCAATGTATTCACCTTTGGCGATGCCGAGAGCGTTTTGGACCGGCGCGAGCTGTCGGCCTATTTCGAGGTCTGGCACAATGGGCGCTGGTATGAGCCGCCGCTGCCGATGGGGCGTCTGGCGCAGGTGTTCAATGTTTCGCCCTATCACCGCAGCGCGGTGGCCCTGCGGGTCAATTTGCTGGTGCAGCAGATGGTGGCCTCTCGCTGGCTGAGCGGCGATGATTTCGAGCGGTTTGCGCTGGATTTCGTACAAATGGGCAATGCCTATCTGGAAAACGTGCCCAACCTGTCGGGCCGGATCGCGGCGGCCAAGCACAGTCCGGCGGTCCACACGCGGGCCGGGGTGGCGGCGGACACCTATTGGTTCGTCAACATGGGGTTGGGGCAGGAGCATCAGTTTGTGCCGGGGCGCGTGTTCCATCTGATGCAGCCCGATGTGGCGCAGGAGATCTATGGCCTGCCCGAATGGCTCTCGGCGCTGCAATCGGCGCTGCTCTCGGAAAATGCCACGCTGTTTCGCCGCCGCTATTACCTCAACGGCAACCATGCCGGGTTTATCCTCTACATCAACGAGCAGCTCTTTGATCAGGAAACCGTCGACAGCATTTCCGACAAGATGCGCGATTCCAAGGGGGCGGGCAATTTCAAGAACCTGCTGATCTATGCGCCGGGCGGCAAAAAGGATGGCGTCCAGATCCTGCCCATTGGCAGCATCACGGCCCATGACGAGTTCACGGCGGTCAAAGGCATCAGCCGCGACGACATGCTGGCCGCGCATCGCACCCCGCCGCCGCTGATCGGGATCATCCCCCAGAACAGCGGCGGTTTCGGCAAGGTGAGCGAGGCGCTCGACACGTTTTACCTGACCGAGATCATCCCGATCATCCGGCGCATGTTGCGCATGAACGATTGGTTCGGGGTGCCGCTGCTGTCCTTTCGCGATTGGACCTGCGCTGATGGGCGGCTGATCCAGCAGGACGGCACGATTGTGCCTGCGGCAAGCGCGGGAGGCGCGCGGCGGGTTTGAGATCCAGCCCGCCGGTTGATGCGGCGGGGGATGGGGCGTTGGCGCGCCCCAATCCGACGAAGTTACCTCGTCATGTCCCAATCGGGCCCGTCCTGGGTCCATCCCGCCGTGCCAACGCTGGCGGCGGGCCTATGAGAGTTTGAGCATGCAAGAGTCGAATCTGATTACCGTCGGCATGGATGCAATACTGGCGGAAAAGGTGGCGCCGGTGCGTCCGCTGGCGCCCTATATCGGGGGCAAGCGCAATCTGTCGCGCCGTCTGGTCGAGCGGATCAATGCCTTGGAGCATTCCACCTATGCCGAGGTGTTTGTGGGCATGGGCGGGGTGTTTTTCCGCCGCGATCGGCGCCCGAATGCCGAGGTCATCAACGATTGGAGCGAGGATGTCTCGACCTTCTTTCGCGTGGTGCAGCGGCATTATCAGCCCTTCATGGACATGCTGCGCTGGCAGGTGACGAGTCGCGCGGGGTTTGAAAAGCTCTCGGCCATGCCGCCGGAAAGCCTGACCGATCTCGAGCGGTCGGCGCGGTTTCTCTATCTCCAGCGCCTCGCGTTTGGGGGGAAGGTGGCGGGGCGACGGTTTGGCATCTCGCCTGCCAGTCCGGCGCGATTCGATGTGTCGAAGCTGGGGCCGATGGTCGAGGCGGTGCATGAGCGCCTGTCGGGCGTGGTGATCGAGCGCTTGCCCTGGGCGGATTTCATCGCCCGCTATGACCGGGCAGGGACGCTGTTTTACCTCGATCCGCCCTATCACGGATGCGAGGGCGACTATGGCAAGGGCATGTTCGGCCGCGAGGAGTTCGAGCAGATGGCCGAGCAGCTGCGCGGGATCAGCGGGCGCTTTATCCTCTCGCTCAATGACCGGCCTGAGGTGCGCAGGATCTTTGCCGGGTTCGAGATCGAGGAGGTGGGCGTGCGCTACACCATCGGCGGGCAGGCCAAGGCGATGGAGGGCAGGGAGGTCATTATCAGCGGGTGA